GTAATTTTTATGTTTACAATGCAAATGTTTCATCTCAATACACTTTTATTTCTACACAATGCACTTTCTTACAGGGCACTATTTATGCACAAGAGTTTGGTGGTGGTTCTTATGGTCAAGCTGAAATTGTTAATGGTATAAGAATTGGCGAGGGTACTGGTACTACTGCTTTTACAAGTGGGACTGCGAGGCTCTTTGGGGTTAAAGAATTATGAGTAGTAGTTATAGATTAGTAAATGAAACAACTGTAAGTAGTACGGTATCAAGTGTTAAAGTAGAAAATGTTTTTAGTTCTGATTTTGATATTTACGCTATTACTTATGGTAATGCTACTTCTGATACTAATTCAATTGACGTACGTTTAAGATATTTAAGTACAGGCGGTAGTATTGTTTCTGATTCTAATTACGACCAAGCTTGGCTTCGTATGAGGCAAAGTGGATTTAATCAAAATCGTATTGTTGACCAAAGTTATATTTTTTTTGGTCAAATAGCTGGTTCTTTAGGTGGTAGTGCAGTAGCTTACGTTTTTAGTCCATTTAAAAGTTCTTGTTATACTTGGCACCAATTTGAAGGTTCTGCATTTTCTGGTTCTGAGGATAGGTCGTTTAAAGGTGTTGCCGTTTTAAAAGAATCCACTTCTCTTACTGGTTTCCAATTATTTGCTGGTAGCGATAATTTCACTTCGGCTACAATTAGAACTTTTGGATTGAGAGTTGATTCCTAATGGCTGGTAAATTAGTTCAAATTGCTACTGCGAATATTACTAGCCCTACCGCTACTGTAAGTCTTACTGGTATTGACGACGATTCTACTTACATTGTAACTTTTAATACTTTAACGACTTCTAACGACACAAAGAATCCAAGATTCCGTGTAACTAAAGCAAGTGATAGTTCTGCTGATTCTACTGCTAATTATGATTTTGCGACAAGAAGTTTTAGGACAGATACGGGATATAACAATGGTGCTAATGTAGATAATACATCTTTCTCTATTGGTAATATTGGTAATGGTACTCAAGAAACGGCTCAGGGAATAATTTACCTTTATCAATTTGCTGATTCAAGCCACCCTAGTTATATGAGGATTGAAGCTAATTACAGACATAGTACAAGCTCTGTATTGTTTGCTCAATTTGGTGGTGGTGTTCATACTGTTAATCAAGCAAATAATGGTGTAGAATTTTTTGAAAACGGAGGCGATACAATTACTGGTACGTTTACATTATATAAGTTGGTGGCGTCGTGAGTGAATTTGGATATATACCAGAAAGCCCTGAACAAAGCTTTCAAAACAATAAGGGTATTTTTACCCCAAAAGATATTTATGATTTGACTGTTGCTGATAAATATACTAACTATGGACAATTAGAACATTTAATAACAACTAATGTAACAAGTAATGTATCAACAGTAGATTTTACAGGACTTGAAACTTATGGTAATTACAATGTTTTTCTTTTGACATTAAATGATATAACGATAGAACACGATAATAAATTAATTGGTATGGAGTTTTTAAGTAATGGTGTTGCTAGTTCGACTCAATATCACGTTGCAGGTCAATCGTGCCAAGCAGGTGGAACTTTTAATGAAGTCAGAGGCACAAGTTATCCAGCGTTAAGGCTTACAGATAATATTGGAAACGCTACAAATGAGTGTGCTAATGGTTATGTTTATATTTATAATAATTTAGATAGTACGAAATATAGTTTTATTTCTTATCACGGACTATTTCAAACTAATGGTAATGTTGCAGGTTGTGAATTTGGTAGTGGTATGCTACCAACTACTAGATTTGATAATGGTTTAAGATTACACCCAGACCAAAACGGAAGTAGTAATTTTACAGGTGGAAATTTTTCGCTATATGGAATAAAGGAATACTCATAATGGCTACTAATTTACAATTTATAAAATCTGCTAGTGGAAGTGATGTAGCTTCAGTATCAGTAACAGATTGCTTTAGTGCAAATTATGATGTGTATATGGTTTCAATAACTAAATTTGATTATATAAGTTCATCAAATGCAGGTGGTATGAGATTTATCGATAGTGGTGGAAGTGTTATAAGTGATAGTGAATATGACCACGCAGATTTACAACTTAGAATGTATGCAAGTTTTCAAGAATTAAGAAGTACAGGTGGTACCAGTATGTTAGTTGGTATTGATAGTGCAGGTGGTCAAGGGGAAAACACAACAGGTTTTACTGCATTTATATACAATCCTTTTGATAGTTCTAGTTTTACTTTTACAAATTTTCAAAATACTGATTTTACGAGTGGAAGTGGTGGAATTGGTTATAAGGGTATTGGTGTTCATAAATCAGCAGAACAAATAACAGGTGTTAATTTTTTTAATAGGGGTACAGGAAATATAAGTGCAACAATCAATGTATATGGGGTTAAATAATGGCGGGTAGTTTAATTAAAATAGCAGAAACAACAGTTAGTTCAGCAGTAGCTACTGTAACTTTAACAGGTATTGATAGCACTTATGATGTGTATTTGGTTAAAGGTTTTGGTATTGAAAATACAACTGATTTTGAGGATTTAAGGGGTAGAGTAACAACAAGTGGAACACCTGATAGCGATAGTGAATACGACCACGCTTACAAACTTTTCAAATCTAGTGGAAGTTTTGCAAATGAAAACAATACTAATCAAGACTATTGGCGATTAATGGACGGACTAGGTAATGCTACAAATGAGCAGGGTGAATTTGTAATGTATTTATTTAATTTTAATAATTCATCAGAATTTAGTTTTTTTACATTTGAAAGTTCTTATATTCACGGGACGAGTGGTGTTCTAATGGGTTATTCAGGTGGTGGTGTTCATACTGTTGCAGAAACTAATGACGGCATTTCTTTTCATTTAGAAAATTCTGATAATTTTTCAGCAGGGACATTTACTTTGTATGGATTAAAAAAATAAATTATAGTAAGATAGGAAAGATATGACAGAACAAGAAGCGCTGGCTCAAGCAACTCAAGAAATTGAGGACGCTAAGCCATTGAAAAAACAAGTAAATAACGAGGAAGCTACGGAATATTCTGAAGCCGAATACGAACAAGCTATTGAGGATAGAAAAAATTCTATTCTTGACGAATATAACAATGGCTATAAACGTTCTAGGCAAGACGCTTACCCGCCTATTGCCGAACAATTGGATATGCAATACTGGGACGGCGTGAACGATACGACTACTTGGGCTGACGCTATTGCTAAAGTAAAAGCTGACTACCCAAAACCTGAATAAATGAAACTAAAGCTGGTACGTGTAAGCTCTCAAGCTGATTCTACGAACGGTGTTCTTTACATAGACGACGAGTTTGCTTGCTTTACTCTTGAGGACGAACAAAGAGAAATAAAAGTTCAAGGGGAAACTGCTATACCTTTAGGAATTTATCAAATTGAATTTCGTACTGTTGGTGGATTCCATACAAAGTACGCTAAAAGGTTTTCTGATATTCACGAGGGTATGTTGGAACTTCAAGACGTCCCTAACTTTCAATACATATTGATTCATTGTGGGAATACCGACGAGCATACTGCTGGTTGTATTCTGCTAGGCGATTCTCAAGAGAATAATGTTCTGCTCAAAGACGGGTTCATTGGAAAATCTACACAAGCGTATAAACGTATTTACCCAAGAATAGCCAAAGCTCTTAAAAATAATGAAAAAGTTGAAATAGAAATTGTTGATATTAAAAATGTTACTGGCGATATAACTGACGCTAATGACGAATTTAAAATAACTAGCGAAATGGTTTACGACAAGCTGGCTGAGATAAATGGTAAATTGAAATTAATTGATGTAAAGTTAGACGGTAAGAAAATAATTTAAGGATAACTTATGGCTAAAACAAATTGGAAATCATACTGGAAATTTATGTTAAGCAAAGCTTTCCGTACTGGTCTGCAATCTGCAATATCGTTGTGGCTTGCTAACTCATCTGGAATTATTGACGCTGAAATATTAGAACTAATTGGCGTTGCTTTCTTAACTTCTTTCATTACTGTATTACAACACGCTCTAGAACAATATAAACCAAGCCAAACGTACGACGGGTAAATAATGAAAGCTACGGTAAATCTAAATCAAATTTTACAAGGTGGGCTGGCTGGCTTGGTGGCTTGGCTATTTAAAACTGTTAATGATATGCAACAAGAAGTTGCTACTTTAAAAGCTCAAGTTATTGCTTATCAAGATTCTATTGCTGGCTTTAATCAAAATTTAATGGTAATTGAGGAAGTAATTAGAGAAATATTGTTTAAGGTGGGTGGCTAATGGACTGTTGCGGTAATGGTTGTTGCGGTGGTAAATAATGTGCTTAATCAATACTTTTGAGGACGGTTCATTTGTTCAGATTTGTAATTGCAAATATGGTAGCGAGAATTGTTCTAATGAACGTTTGCGAAAATAACTGCGCTTACAACTGTCTATGTGAGGTTTAATTATGGCGGACAATGGATATACACAAAAGGAAATGCTTAATAAAGTTATGGAGGATATTGACAAACTATTTGAAAAGCTTGACCAAATACAAAAAGACTTGGCTACCCGTCCTACTCGTCAAGAAATCTACGGCTGGATTATTGCTGGTATTTCTATTGCAACTTTAATAACAATTTTAATGTAAAAAAAAATTTTTTTGTTGCATATAACCACAGGTCTTTATAATTATTATTAGTAATTGAGTTGGTGTTACGCTTCACTAGGTGTAACCTGAACACCAACTTGATTACGAACAATTTTGCTAGGTGTGAACGCCATCTCCACATCTAGCTTTTTTGTTTATTACTGTAAATTTTAATGTAGCTGATAAACTCGAACAAATGTTCTAAGCTTTAAGTATGAACAAAGACGTTAAAAGTCTTATTAATAAAAGAAAAGACGTCCAACATAACGAGGAATTAGGTAATAACTTTTACCCGTCTGGCTGGAAGCCCGAAGCTTCATTTGACGAAGCAACTAAAACGGGTGCTATTACTCATATTCAACCTAGCGACAATAATTTTAAGTACGAATCTCTGCTATCACAATGGGGTTTTGACCCGAAAGAATTTTACATTGACCAAGATACAATAAAGTTTTCTACTTGGAACGCTCAACAAAAAGGTGGACACATTGTTGATATGTATGCTTTTAAAGCAATCATTAAGAAAAAAAATCCACATCACGATAAATATTTTAAAAAGCTTCTTAAAGAAGTAAAAAACAAAAAACCAATACAAGTTAAGACTGGTGGTAATTGTTCTTGGTTTTTCTTTATGGCTGACTGGCAACTTGGAAAAAGAGATTTAGGAAGTAATGAAACTGTCAAATTAATTAGGAAAGCAATTATAAATGGTAAGAAACAATTAAAAGATTTAAAGAAGTCTGGCTTTCACGTTAAAGAAATTTATTTAATTGGACTAGGCGACTTAATTGAAAATTGTTATGGGTTTTACGAACATCAGCCCTTTAATGTTGAGCTAACTCGTACTGAACAAGAACATCTTACGCGTGTAATGATAATTGAAATACTTGACGCTTTCTTAGGGCAAGCTGAATCTATTGTTCTTGGTGGTGTTGCTGGTAATCACGGCGAGCATAGGTCGGGTAAAGGTTCTATCGTAACTAATCGACTTGACAATAGTGATACTGCGCAAATACAAATTGTTGGGGAAATAATATCAAATCGTGAAAGATACAAACACGTTAAAGTAGTTGTACCTGACGACTTCCATTTAGTATTGGAAACTTACGGTAAAAGAATTGGCTTTACACACGGGCATATGACGTCTGGCGGTGGCGACATTTGGTCAAAAATTGAGAAATGGTGGAAAGGTCAGATGTATGGCTGGCTTCCAGCTGGTACTTGTGAGCTTCTGGTAACAGGACATTATCATCACTTGCGTATTGTTGAACAACTTGGTCGTACTTGGTTTCAAGCTCCTAGTCTTGACCAATCAAATGAATTTAAAGCTCGTACGGGTAATATGACGCGTAATGGCGTTCTTTCTTTTACGGTCAATGAAGCTGGCTGGGATAATCTTAAAATACTTTAAGCTTGAAATTTTGCTTTAAGTTCTTTAACAAGT